GCCAGCGCTTATTCCAACTTGCTTCTCTGTCGTGGATAACGATATCACCGAGGACTTTTGGTCCACGACAACTTCGTATATGCGTCGGGAGATTATCCAGACACTTAAACCAAGGCACAGAGAGAGGGCAAACGTCGTCGCCAAGATCGATAAATTGATCATGTACGCGACGCAAGCCGTTAGCAAGGGATATCCATTCTTGTGGTTCATTTGGTTCTTTCTCTAAAAAGTGACCCCTCACGGAGTCGCCCAAGAAGAAGTCACCACCACAACTCTCACGAAAGGGTCCTATGGTAAAGGACTTATCCTCGTTAAGAGTTAGGCCACAAAAACGTAAAGCTGCAGTTACATTCTCACAGCTGGCTGTGGGTAGGATTATATCATCACCGAAAACAAATAGGTTTTTACCCAGTATCAGTGATTTATCGGCTCCCATAGCGATTGCTGCAAAAAGAGTTGTTTCCAACTCGAATGTAAAACCATTGCCCATACTGGAGAATTTTTCCAGCCGATAACTTCTCTTTTCGCGACCCTTTGTAAGGGAAGTGTAATGGGAGCGGAGATCGTCGAGTGGTTCATACCACCCGGAGGGTAGCAACATCCGTACCAAAGATGTTGCAATGGTGTCGCTGGCTTTTGACAAATCGATAGTTGCAAAGTCCCCTTTCAGGGAGGCGTCACGTGCGACCTGCATATGACGCTGCTTGCCAGTCTTTATATCGTTGCCTTTACGGGCTAGACATTTGGACATGACAACTCCTAATCCACGCTGATAAAATGCGTTGATGGAGGGCTCTTTGGCACAAGTTCTAAGTGCCGTGGCCTTCTTCGGAACGGTAAAGTACTCGTTCCCCTTAACAACTTCGAAAAGTCTACCTCGGTTTGTTGCACACTGTCCCCAGCGAGTCCCTATGAAGGGTAACGCGTAGAACAGTGCCGAGGCGGTGACAGTTGGAATAGAAGACAACTTATTCGGAACGGTAGTATGTCCGAACTCGTCTGAGATTGTTGCACCAGGCCCAAAAACACCATCCCATGTTTCGGGTGGGCGGGCACCGAGGATACTATGAACAGCTTTACGCGCTTGAGAAACAAAATCCAAGTGCACCATGGAGGCAGGACCATGATTAATGGTCCCGAAATCCATGAGTTCATTGAGTCTCCGGTTCGTTTCGAAGCAGGTTCTTTCGGTTAACAGCCAATCACTTTCGGCTTTAGCCTCCAGAGCCTTCTTCATCTTGCTGTCACCTGGGTCGTATTTAGAAAACAACGCGACCGCAGCGGCAGCTTTGAAATAAGATGATGAAGTTTCGAAGTGCAACGGGTGAGGATTCTTCTCCTCGAAGATATCACCCCACTGATCGTATCGCAGGCGTATAGCCTGTTTCAGCGATGCAGCGCAACCAAGCCCTTCGTAAAACCCTAGGGCAACGCTACGTAACTCTTTGGAAATCATAGCTTGTGACTCCTTAAATGGTGTTCAGTATAGAGGCGGCTTACGGTTTAATTTTCCTCTAATCTAAACATAAATGAAGTTTAGTATAGAGGCAACCTACGTTGCCGCATAACCTGACTTAACGCAATCCTTGATAAGGGTTGAGGCAAGAAGGTTAGCATACTGACTTACCATTTCGTTGATATCAGCGGCTGTCATCGTCTTGGGTATATCCCAGTCGGAATTGGCGAATGCCTTCTCAACAACAGAAGTCACGGACGTGGTGGTGTTCGTCGCAATCTGCGGGTACATAAATGTAGACCGCAAAGAACGATGTCCACCATTCTTGCTATCGCGGGCCGTAAGCCGGAGCTCCGGTTGGTGCGAAGGCGAAGAACCCACGGTTGCGGATTTCCACACAGCGGGGTTGGTCCCGGAAGCCGGGGCGATACCAGTGTAGACGATGTCCGTAGTACCATCGTTTTTCTTAATTGTAATGTTTGCCAAAGCTGGCATAATATTCTCCTAAGGAGGAAAGTTAAACTACTTGAAACCCCTTTGAATCAACAAAGAGATCGCTGTTAAGGCACGAGACGGTGAGAGCCGCCATGGTGAACGCAAACCTAAAGTAACATAGGGGTTGCCTAGAAACCTTTTGGTCCTCATTCCGTGCTGGGCTATAAACATTGTTCCTGTATTAGCGAAGTATTTATAGTACTCGTCATATACGGTGTCAAGTGTGAGCTTATAAGTGTAATAACTATCACTTAAAGTGACTCCGTGGAGAGATGAAAAATTCTCCAGGAAGTCGCTCACATTAACGAACCAGTCAACAACAAAACTGAAAGGAATCGCTTCCCAGATGACTGATGCAGGGTTTGTCAGGCCCAACCGACTGGCAAGATAGAGATTTGGATTGGTGACAATCAAACTTGCACCCATACAAGCACCTACGACTCCGTTTTTTGAACGGATAACGTAGGAACCTTGTGAACCGTTCGTCTTATTGTAATAAGTGATCGGTACTCTTTTCCCAAAAGCCCTTATAGGCATCGGGGAGATAGGTGAAGACAATATCTCTACGGCGGAATAGATATCAGCTACTAATGGCGCCCATCCGAAGTGGAACTCCAACCATAAGTTGGAGAACTTTTTGGAAAGCGTCGTGAGCTCGGCTTTCTTCAAAACCGCTGAAGCTCTTGGGTCTCTCCGCGAGATACCCATCTCTTTAAGAGCTTGAGGAATATCGAAACGTTTTAGGTTTTTTGCTATCCTAAACAGCTGCATGGACCGATTTGTAATCATGTCCATGCTCTGCTTACGTTCCGCCAGATTTACGGCCAACATCGCGGAATCACCAATTTTATCCCGAAATTTTGAGATACAATTGTTGATCGCTTGGTCGATGGAGCCTACATAATTGTGCAGCACTTCCCCACCAATCGTGCCAGCAGCGCTGGTCAAGGTGGTAGTGTAAGCGCTCGATGAGTAGACACCAGTTCCCACAATCTTCGTATTATAAGCATTGACACGCTCATATGCGAGATTTAGGGAATAAGGAGGCTTCTGCTTGTATTTGACTTGATAGCCGAAAAGACTATTGGGGCCATTTACAGCGCGAGTATACGTCACGGTTAT